TTTATATTGCACAGACTGGTGTAGTTGCTGCGTACATGGGAGCTACAGCTTATATGGCAGGTAAGCCTATGGGCAACAAAGTGGCAATGAGTAAGGATATGAGATAATGGGATTTAGTTTAAGTAGTCGTTCACTAGGTAAACTAGAGGGTGTTCACCCTGATATGGTAGCAGTTGTTAAACGTGCTATTGAACTGACGGACGTTGACTTTGGTGTGACGTATGGAGTCAGAACTTTAGCAGAGCAAGAAGAACTGTATAACTCTGGACGATCACAGACTATGAAATCCAAACACCTTATTCAGGAAGATGGTTATTCACATGCCGTAGACCTCGTAGCCTATTTTGGTTCTAACGTAAGTTGGGAACTAAATGTTTACGATAACATTTGTGATGCTATGGCACAGGCAGCGGAAGAACTAGAGGTGCCTATCAAATGGGGTGCAGCTTGGTCAGAGGGTGACATTCGTTACTACGATGACACTGCAGAGGACGCAATGAATGCATACATTGACCTACGTAGATCACAAGGTCGTAGACCCTTCATTGATGCTCCACATTTTGAGATGATGTAATGAGATGGTTAGTTCTGGCCTTATTGTTATCTAGTTGTGGTTTAACTTCACTGTTACCTACAGGCGGTACTAATGTAGCTGCTAATACACAGTTAGGTAAAGAAAACAAACAGGCTGTAGTTACTTACGAAGAAGAAGAAACTAATAACGCAGGACGTGACATCATTACAGAAACAAAAGAAGTAGAAGCAGGTCCAGTAGAAAAGCTAATGATTAGTAATCAGAATATTCCCCCTTGGGTTATAATGCTGCTACTACTAGGATGGCTACTTCCTACCCCGACACAAATAGGTCAATCAATAGCAAACTTTGTGCTTGCATTGTTTAGAAGAAAGAGTTAAAATGGCACGAGCATTAACAGAAAAACAACAGAAACTACTAGCTGTCTTATTTGATGAGGCTGGTGGTGACATTGTAGCTGCAAAAAAGATTGCAGGGTATTCGGATGCTACTTCATCTACTGAGATCATTAACTCTTTGAAAGAAGAAATACTAGATGCTACATCTGCTTACATGGCACGTAATGCACCTAAAGCTGCAATGGCTATGGTAGGTGCTTTGTACGATCCTACTGAACTAGGTATTCGTGATAAGATGTCAGCGGCAAAAGAACTACTAGATCGTACTGGCCTAGTTAAAACAGAAAAGATGCAAGTAGAAGCTAAAGGTGGAGTAATGCTAATGCCACCAAAACAAATGGATGAAGATGACTAAACCATTAAAACAATGGAAGTTACCCCAACCAACTGATATAAAAGAAGACAATGAATGGGTTCCTATTCCCCGTATATCTAGGACCATTCCATTCGGCTATGAAGTAAATCCAGATGACCCTGATGTACTGCTGCCTATTGACCATGAGCTTGATATGCTTGAACAGGCACAAAGGTATCTTAAACAGTACTCATATCGTGAAGTAGCTAATTGGCTTACACGAAATACAGGTAGAGATATATCTCACGTAGGTTTACGTAAACGGTTGGAAAATGAGCGAAGAAGAAAAAACAAAGCTGCAAGCTTACGCCGATGGGCAGACTATGCGAAAAAGGCAATCGCCAAGGCGGAAGAAATTGAACGCACAAGGCTCGGAGCAAAAGCAGACGAAGAAGACATCAGCGAGGCCAAAGCCTGAACCTGCAAAGATTATAAGTGAAATTCCAATTGAGGAACAACACAACGTAATCTTTAAACCTAATGAGGGACCACAGACAGAGTTTCTTGCTGCAGGTGAACGTGAAGTATTATATGGCGGCAGTGCAGGTGGCGGTAAATCCTATGCCATGTTAGCAGACCCCTTACGTTACATGGGGCATCCTAGTTTCTCAGGACTATTGCTACGCCATACTACAGAAGAACTTAGGGAACTTATATTTAAGTCTCAAGAAATGTACCCTAAGATATGGCCTGGAATTAAATGGTCAGAAAGAAAGATGCAGTGGACTGCGCCATCTGGTGCACGATTGTGGATGTCCTACCTTGACAGGGAAGATGACGTTCTGCGTTACCAAGGTCTAGCTTTTAGTTGGATAGGCTTTGACGAGTTGACACAATGGGCTACCCCGTTTGCATGGAACTATATGCGATCTCGTCTACGGTCCACTGCACCCGACTTACCTATCTTTATGAGGGCAACTACCAACCCAGGGGGTAGAGGTCACCATTGGGTTAAGAAAATGTTTATTGACCCTGCCCCTTCTGGAAAGGCTTTTAATGCAACTGATATTGAAACAGGTGAAGAGCTTAAATATCCTGCAGGACACGCAAAGGCAGGAAAGCCTTTGTTCAAACGTAGGTTTATACCTGCACGTCTTTCAGACAATCCTTACCTAGCAGAACAGGGTGATTACGAGGCAATGCTACTATCGTTGCCTGAACAACAACGTAGACAATTGTTAGAGGGTGACTGGGACATCAAAGAAGGTGCAGCCTTCACAGAGTTTGATAGGAATGAACATGTCATTGAGCCTTTTAACATCCCTAGTAATTGGGTTAAGTTTAGAGCATGTGATTATGGGTATGGTTCTTACAGTGCTGTCGTGTGGTTTGCCGTTGCGCCTGATGAGCAACTTATCGTATATAGAGAATTGTACGTCAGTAAAGTTCTAGCTACTGATTTAGCAGACATGGTGCTTCAGCTAGAAGCAGAAGACGGAAACATTAAGTATGGAGTTCTTGACTCTTCTTTGTGGCATAAGCGTGGTGATACTGGCCCTAGTCTTGCTGAACAGATGATTAGTCGAGGATGCAGATGGCGTCCATCAGATCGTTCTAAAGGTTCACGTGTAGCAGGTAAGAACGAAATACATAGACGTTTACAGGTAGACGAGTTTACAGAAAAACCCAGACTAGTATTCTTTAACACTTGTACTAATATGGTAGCACAGTTACCAGCAATTCCACTGGACAAAAAGAATCCAGAAGATATTGATACACACTCAGAAGACCACTTGTACGATGCTTTACGTTATGGTATAATGTCAAGACCACGGTTTAGTTTATTTGACTATGACCCACATTCTACAAGATCATCTGGAATGCGAGTGGCAGATTCAACATTTGGCTATTAAGGAAAAATAAATGGCAGAAGATAATGAAGTATTCATTGAGGATGATGCAGTTATCCTTGAGGACACAGATAACTCAGTAGAAGAAGACGCAGATACTTCTAAGATTATTCCGTTTATTATGGAACGATACGCCCGTGCTGAAGACTACCGCCGACAAGATGAAGAACGTTGGCTACGTGCTTATCGTAACTATCGTGGCATATATGGCCCAGAGGTACAATTTACAGAGGCAGAAAAGTCTCGTGTGTTTATTAAAGTAACTAAGACAAAAACACTGGCTGCTTATGGTCAGATTGTAGATGTACTATTTGCAAAGAATAGTTTTCCACTTACAGTTGATCCTACAGAACTTCCAGAAGGAGTTGTTGAGAATGTCAGTTTTGATCCTGCTGTTCCTAAAGAGTTACAAGAAGACCGAAGAAGTGATCCAGTATCACCTTACGGTTTTAAAGGTGACGGTAAAGAGCTTCCTGCAGGGGCTACGGCGAAAACGTTAGAAGAGTTACTTAACCCTGAACTACGTGAAAAGCTAGAGCCTATTGAAGGTATTAAAGAAGGTACAGGCGGTACGCCTACATCTGTTACATTTAGCCCTGCTATGATTGCAGCTAAAAAGATGCAGAAGAAAATTCAAGACCAGCTTGATGAAGCATCAGCGTCTAAACATTTACGCAGTACAGCATTTGAAATGGCTTTGTTTGGTACTGGTGTAATGAAAGGTCCATTTGCTGTAGATAAAGAATATCCTAACTGGGATGACGATACAGGTGAGTATTCACCTATCTTTAAAACAGTACCCCAAGTATCCCATGTATCTGTGTGGAACTTTTATCCTGACCCAGATGCTAACAACATGGAAGAAGCACAGTATGTTATTGAACGTCATAAGATGTCACGTTCACAACTACGTGCACTAAAGAAACGTCCATACTTCCGTAGTCAAGTTATTGATGAAGCAATTTCTATGGGCGAAAACTACGATAAAGAATATTGGGAAGACGATCTTTCTGATTATGCACCAGAGCATGGCATTGAACGTTTTGAAGTCCTAGAATATTGGGGCATGGTAGATGTTGAAATGCTTATGGATCAAGGTGTAGACATTCCTCGTGAGTTACAAGATACAGACGAACTACAGGCAAACGTTTGGATTTGTAATGGTAAACTACTACGTATGGTACTTAACCCATTCAAACCTGCTCGTATTCCTTACATGGCATCACCTTATGAACTAAACCCATACTCATTCTTTGGTGTAGGTATTGCCGAAAATATGGACGATACGCAAACGTTGATGAATGGTTTCATGCGAATGGCTGTTGACAATGCTGTATTATCTGGTAACCTTTTGATTGAGGTAGATGAAACTAACCTAGTTCCAGGCCAAGACTTATCAGTATACCCAGGCAAAGTATTCCGTAGACAAGGTGGTGCACCAGGACAAGCTATCTTCGGTACTAAGTTCCCCAATGTTGCAGGTGAAAACTTACAGCTATTTGATAAGGCACGAGTGCTTGCAGATGAATCTACTGGCTTCCCTTCCTTTGCACATGGACAGACAGGTGTCATGGGTGTAGGCCGTACTGCTAGTGGCATTAGTATGCTAATGGGTGCTGCAAGTGGTACTATTAAGAATGTTATTAAAAACGTAGACGACTATCTGCTTCGCCCACTAGGTGAAGGACTGTTCCGCTTTAATATGCAGTTTGACTTTGATCCTGAGATTAAAGGTGACTTAGAAGTTAAGGCACGTGGAACAGAATCACTTATGGCTAACGAAGTACGTAGCCAAAGACTTATGCAATTCTTGCAAGTATCATCTAACCCTGCACTTGCGCCGTTTGCTAAGTTTCAATACATTATTCGTGAGATTGCAAAGTCTCTTGATCTTGACCCCGAAAAAGTTACCAACAATATGAATGAAGCTGCAATTCAAGCTGAACTAATGAAACAGTTCCAGCAAGAACAGCAAGCACAACAACCTCAACAAGGTGGTCCAGCAGGTGCAAACCCAATGGACACATCAGGAGCAGGTGGTGGAACTATAGGTGTAGGACAAGCACCGACACCACAAGAACAAGGATTTAGTGGTAATGCAGGACAAGGAGCACCTCAGCAAGCTCAAGGGGCTGGTCAGCAACCAAGCCCAATGGTCTAAGTTTGAAGCTTACTTAGACATGATAATCAATCAACAGCATCGTGTTATGGAACAAACAAATGAAGTTGTTGCTGTTCATAGAGCACAAGGTGCTATCTATCAGTTACGTAGACTAAAGTTATTACGTGACGAAGTATTAAAATCTCAGTAAGGAAATTACTATGGAAGAACAAATGGAACTCTTTGAAGACGGTGGTCTAAAAGATGAAGGTGGCATGGTAGACGAAGAATCAGGAAATGAAGTTCCTAGTGGTAGCACTAAAAAAGAAGTACGTGATGACATTCCTGCTATGCTAAGTGAAGGTGAGTTTGTTCTACCTGCTGATGTTGTACGTTATCATGGACTAGAAAAAATTATGCAGCTTCGTGATGAAGCTAAGTTTGGCCTAAAGAAAATGGAAGCTATGGGTCAAATGGGTAACTCTGACGAAGCTACATTAGATGATGACGTTCCATTTGGTCCTGCTGATCTTATTATTGTAGGTGCAGAACCTATGGAAGATGAACCACGTGAGATGTATCAAGGTGGTATGGTGTACGCACAAGAAGGTACATTTGTAAAACCTTCTACAGGTATTGCTGGTTATCAACCTTCTATCTATCAAGGTCAACAAACAACGGGAGCATATACTCCACCACCTAGTTCTGTTGCACCCCCTATTCCTGCACCTTCTCCTGCAGGTGGCTATGTGCCTAAGTTTGTTTCAAGTGGGCAAATACCTGTTGGTGTAGCTCCACCCCCTGTAACTCCAGCATCAAGTACTGATACTTCTGCAGTTAGCACAGCATCAACTGAAGATAAACCATTTGTTCCAACTGTAAGTGATGTATATACAAGTGTAGAGTACATTAATCCTGAAACGGGCGAACGTAGAATGTTTAACTTCTACAATGGGGCAGTAGTAAACGGTCCTATTCCAGAAGGGTTTATTCCTGTTACAGAATGGGAAGCTTCACAGACAGACACAGGAACAACCACTACAACAGGAACAGGTACTGATGATACATCTGTAGCAACTACACAAGTTACAACAGATGATGGTGGTGCTCAAACTATTCGTGAGTTACAACAAAAACAACAGCAAAGAGAGTCTCAAGAACTTAGCATTCAAAAAACAAATCTTTTACAAAAAGGTTCTGCTAATGATCTAGTAAGTGCATGGCTAGATAATAAACGTGTTCTTGGTGCAGGAAACGTAGGATCATTCTTTAGTCCTCTTATAGGTGCGTTTACTACCGCAGCAGGACTAAAACAACAACGAGATTTAGAATCAGCTTTAACAGAACGATTTGGTGAAGATTGGAAAACTACTGCTAAATTAACTGATGAAGTTAAAAAAGAACTTACTGAGTATGAAGAATCAGGAAAACTTCGTAATACTAAATTGTTTGGAAATAAACTATTTGAAGATGTAAAGGCTGCAGTTTCTGGAATTAAAAATAGTTTTACTGAAGAAGGAAGACAGTCTTACTATGAAAATTATGCGTCTAGTGGACCTGTACATAATGTAGCTGACAACACTTTGTCTGGTGGGGTTACAGGATTTGAAGCTGTAACAGACAGTAGTGGTGCTCTACAAATGAATCAACATGGTATGCCACAGTCTTCAGGAAACCTATCTCTTAAAGAACAACAATCTTACGACAATGCAGTAAGAGATGGCAATGCCTCAGTAGCAAATCACCATGCAATTATTGCAGCGCATCGGGATAGACAAAACCAATATGCAGATGCACTTGCACGGGGTGATACATCCGCAGCCGCTGCTATTGGTGCAAATATGTCTGCTCAAAGTAGAGATCAAGCGGAACGTTTTGGTGGCAGTGTGCATCGTGCATCAGAAAGTGGTACGGCATCAAAGAATACTTCATCTGGTCTTCAGTTTTTTTCTAAGTTTGTACCCAATAATGACAATGATGGTGGCAGTGATACTGATAGTGATTCAGGCTCAAATACAGGAGGCTATAGCTGCTATGTAGCTACGGCACTTAATAATAAAGGATACTGGCCTACAGTTAAAAAGATGAAACTTATCAAGTGGTGCATGGATGCAAAACCAGAAGATAAATTTGATACAAAACTATGGCGCAATGGCTATACAGTATTTGGTAAAACAGTTATTGCGCCTCACGTAGACAATAAAATTATTCAGTGGTTATCTGATGGTTTTTATGATTCCAGAGTTAAAAACAAAAAAGACATAAAATCTTTTACTGGCCTCTTATTTTTCTATATTCCATCATATACAATTGCACTATATAAAATGCTACGTAATGATCTAGTAGATATTGAAAGGACTTAAAATGGAAGAGGAAGAACTAGTACGAGGTATGGAATCTTCCATGCGGTCAGCCGAAGACATGACTGTTAATGAGTACACAAACACTTTAGTTGATCGTATAAATAATTTAACAGACAAGGAAAAAGTTTCTTTACTAGATATGTTTGGTTCTGAAGAATTTCAACTTATCGGTAGGATACTTGGACCTGAAGTTACAAAAACAGTTGGAAAGCAGATAAACTTTTTTGCAGAGGAAGCTATAATGAACCCTGAAGGAGTTCAACCCGTAAAAGAGCTTGAAGGCCGTATGCAACGAGAAGAAACTGAAGATCAAACAGAACAAATGTTTAGACAAGCACCTCCAGAAATGCGTGTACAGGAAGAACTAGAAGATCAACCTGACACACTTGTGTAGTAACAACACATTAACTTGTTACATTAGACTGGCCTACCCATCCCCCTACCAACAGGCTACGGTGGCCCCAGTAAGGAAACTAAAATGTCAGAGAACATGGAAGTAATGGCTTCAGAGGTTGAAGCACCAAAAAAAGTAGCATTTGCCAATCGTAAGTACTCAAATGCAGATCGTATTAAAAAAGAAGAAGAAGAACTAGAACAGCTTATTGCTGAACAAAAAGGTGAAGCAGTTCAACAAGAACCACAAGAAGCTGAACCTGCTAATGCTGAGGAAAAAAGTTTTAAGAAACGTTACGGTGACCTACGTAGACACCAACAACAAAAAGAAAAAGAATACGAAGATCGTATCAAAGCTCTTGAAACACAACTAACTCAGGCAACTAATAGTGAGATTAAACTACCAAAGTCTGATGAAGACATTGAAGCTTGGGCAACTAAGTATCCAGATGTAGCTGCTATCGTCGAAACTATTGCAATTAAAAAAGCAAAAGAACAAGCACAAGGTCTTGAGGATCGTGTTCGTGAGATCGACGAAATGAAAGCAAATGCAGCACGTGAGAAAGCAGAAGTAGAACTTCTAAAGCTGCATCCAGATTTTGGTACTATTCGTGACAGTGATGACTTTCATGAGTGGGCAGAAGAACAACCTAAGTGGGTTCAAGATGCTCTTTATGAAAATGATGCAGATGCACGTTCTGCTGCACGAGCAATTGATTTGTATAAAGCAGACCGTAACATTACAACTAAAAAGTCTGCTACAGCAAAAGATGCTGCACGTTCTGTGGGAGCACGGAATGAACGTAGTAAGCCGAACTCAGACGCAATGAGTGGGGCTATCCGAGAATCCGATGTCCAAAAGATGTCGGCTACCGAGTACGAAAAGAATGCTGACGATATCATGGAAGCTATTCGTACAGGTAACTTTATTTACGATTTATCTGGTTCAGCCCGATAAAAAGTATTGACATATAAGTTATTTATGATATAACTATATATGTATAGTTTAACTGCTACACCTCAATATATGACTACTGTAGCAGTTTCACATTTTTTAGCAAACAATATGACTTTACGGATTACCTAATACGTATGGCCCATATAACACATTTTGTAACTGATCATTACATTTTGTGATCTATATGCACCCATAGACGATTAGCCTCTATACTAAGTAATAAAGTTTTGCATCTGTAATCTAAATGCTAAAGGAGTTTTATCATGGCATTCGGAGTCGCATCAGGCTATACAAACTTGCCAAATGGCAATTTCTCGCCTGTAATTTATTCCAAACAGGTGCAACTTGCATTCCGCAAAGCATCTGTCACTGACGCTATCACTAATAATGACTATTTCGGTGAAATCGCTAACATGGGCGATACCGTTAAAATCATTAAAGAACCTGAGATTTCAGTATCTGCATACCTACGTGGTACAACAATCGCACCACAAGATTTGACAGATAACGATTTCTCTCTAGTCGTAGACCAAGCAAACTATTTTGCCTTCAAGGTTGACGACATTGAAGAAGCACACAGCCACGTCAATTTCCAAAGCTTGGCGTCTGATCGTGCGGCTTATCGTTTGGCTGACCAGTATGACCAAGAAGTTCTTGGCTACCTATCTGGTTATGACCAGTCTGCTCTACATGCAAATGCCGATACAGTTAACACAACTGTTAACGGTACTAAAGCAAACTCAGCAGCAGGTTCAGACGAACTTCTAGCAGCTAACAAGTTGGACATGACCGATTTTGGTAACATCACAACTGTTGGTAGTGCTGGTGACTCTATTCCAGTTGCTGCTCGTCTACCAGGTGCTACAGCATTGCCAACAGCATATGCTTCACCTGCAATGATCTTGTCACGTATGGCACGTATCATGGATGGTCAGAATGTTCCTACAACAGGTCGTTGGATTGTTATTTCACCTGAGATGATGGAAATCCTACGTGACGAAGATTCACGTCTTCTAAACGCAGACTACGGTGGGTCTGGCCTACAAAACGGTTTGGTTCTTAACAACTTCCATGGTTTCCGTGTACACGTTTCTAACAACCTACCATCAGTTGGTACTGGTCCTGCAACTACAGGTACAACAGCACAGTCAACTAACTACGGTGTAATCGTAGCTGGTCATGACTCAGCGGTTGCGACTGCAGAGCAGATCAACAAAACTGAAACATACCGTGATCCAGATTCATTCGCTGACATCGTTCGTGGTATGCACCTATATGGTCGCAAAATCTTGCGTCCAGAAGCTCTTGTAACAGCACGTTACAACCTAGCTTAATAATAGCTAACTAAGGGGGCTGCTTCGGTGGCCCTCTTACGCATATCTAAAAGAAAGATATTCTATGGCAACTACATACATTACACTAGTAAATGATGTGCTAAGACGTTTAAATGAAGTCACACTTGATATTGCAGGTGATGGCTTTGATACTGTACGTAACGTTCAAGCTCTTGCCAAGGATGCAGTAAACAATAGTATTCGTCTTATCTTACAAGACGGTCAGGAATGGCCTTTTTTAAAAACAACATATACTCAAACACTGACAGCAGGAACAGGTACATATTCTTTTCCTTCTAATATGGGTTCAGTAGATTGGGATACGTTCTTTCTAAAAAAGACTAGTGGACTAAGTGTTAGCCCTAAACATTTAAAAGTAATTAACTATAACGACTATGTACAGAACTACAGAGTTGGTGATGAAGAAGGAGATCAGGTAAACGGTATTGGTGCTCCTGTTGTTGTATTTCAGACACAAGAAAATAAATTTGGAATTACCCCTTTACCTAACGCTGCATATGAAGTAGAATATGTGTACTTCACATACCCCAGTGATCTAAACCTTTATGATGATACAACAATAATTCCTGATAGGTTTAAACATGTAATTATTGATGGTGCAGTTATGTACATTATGAGATTCCGTAGTAATGAACAGAGTGCAGCTATTCACCAACAAAACTTCCAAAGTGGTATTAAGGCAATGCGTAGATTACTATTAGATGATAATCTATATGTACGGTCTACAGTAATTGAACGTGCAAGTGTTTCTAGTTTTAACAGTGCGGTATAATGGCAGACAATTTAGCATCCTTCAAAGTATTCTGCCAAGGCGGTCTAAACACTAGTCGTGATGTGTTGTCACAAGGTGAGACTCAACCAGGATCAGCTATTGCCTTGATTAACTATGAGCCATCCGTTACAGGTGGTTACAGAAAGATCAACGGGTTTAGTAACGACTACGGTACAGTTACAGGTCAAGCTAATACACCAGTGCTAGGTGTTTGTGTTGCTAATGGTATCAACGATGGTATTCTAGCTTGCCGTGAACCTTCTAGTGGCTCTGACTACTTACACTATTGGGATACAGCTACAGAGGCTTGGGTTGCAGTAACTACTTCTGGTTCGCCTACAATGTCTGGTGTAACCAAAGTACGCTTCACTAAGTACAACTGGGGTAGTTCTAAAGTTTTACTTACTGATGCTATCAACCCTGCAGCTACGTATGATGGTACTACTTACACACAGATTACACATACTGACGCACCCAGCGCACCAAGACTGTCACACGTATTTAAGAACCACATGTTCCTAGCAGGTGACCCTAGTGAGAACACGAATCTTTATTTTAGTGCACCTTACGATGAGACTAGCTTTGCTCCTGCTGATGGTGCTGGTGTTATTAACGTAGGCTTTCCTGTTGTAGCTATCAAGTCTTTCCGTGATGTGTTGTACATCTTTGGTAGCAATAACATCCGTAAGCTTGTTGGTGATAACATCTCTAACTTTGTATTACAAGAAGTTACAGATGACCTTGGATGCCTAGCTACAGACAGTGTTATTGAGATTGGTGGTGACCTACTCTTCTTATCACAAGATGGCTTACGTCCTGTTAGTGGTACAGACAAGATTGGTGACGTTAACCTAGAGACAGTATCAAAAGACATTCAGTCTATCTTTACTGACATCGTGTTTGACATTGACCTAGAAACACTGAACGCAGTAGTCATCAGGCAGAAGACACAGTTCCGTTACTTCTTTGGTGCAGCAGACTCACAAGGTGTTATCGGTGGCTTCAGACAAACTCCTAACGGATTACAGTTTGAGTATAGTCAGATGCTAGGTATTACAGCTACTTGTGCTGATAGTGGATACATTGGGCAGAACGAGTTTGTTATTCACGGTACGCAAGATGGTAAAGTACACAGACAAGAACGTGGTAATGACTTTGATGGTGAAGACATCTTTAGTGTATTCCAAACACCGTTCTTCCATATGCAAGACCCAGAACAACGTAAAGTGTTCTATACTGTAGCTACATATCTACGTGCTGAAGGTGACAACGAGATCGTTATGTCTGCTTTGTATGACTACGAAGACATTGACACACTAAGCCCAACAAACTTTACACTAACAACAACGGGTGCTGCAGCTTACTATAATGAAGCCTTATATAATAGTACAGCAATCTTTGACGGTAACCCTGCCCCTGTTAAAAGAACAAACATCTCAGGTTCAGGTAAGTCAGCATCATTTAAGTTCGTAACTAATGATTCCAATGCATCACACAGTATTCAGGGTCTAGTGATTACATTCGGAGTAGGAGACAGGTTATAAAATGGCAGGTTATACACGACAGTCCGTAGCTGATATTATTGCTAACGCAGTCATTAAAGCTGCACCAGTTAACGCTGAGTTCAATGCTATACGTGACGCATTTGCTTTATCAGGTGGACACAAACACGATGGTACATCAACAGAGGGTGCTTACGTTCCTCTGATTGCTGATGTAGATGCTTTAAACAAAGTTGTAGTAGACACAGGTAACAACCGCATTAGTTTCTACTCTGAGGTGTCAGGTTCTGCAGTTGAGCAAGTCCGTATCCAAGACGGTGCTATTGTTCCTGTAACAGATGATGACATTGATCTTGGTACAGCTTCCCTGAAGTTTAAAGACTTGTACATTGACGGTGTAGGTTACATTGATGATATTACTGTAACTGGTACATCAACATTCTCTAACGTAGACATTAACGGTGGTGCTATTGATGGTGTCACTATCGGTGCTGCCTCTGCAGGTGCAGGTACATTTACTGATCTGACTGCTACAGGAACTACTACAATAAGTACTGCTGACATTAATGGTGGCAACATTGATGCTACTACTATTGGTGGCACTACTCCTGCAGCAGGTACATTCACAGATGTTACAGCTACAGGTACAACTACTGTAACAACTGCAGATATTAATGGTGGTAACATAGATGGTACAGTTATTGGTGCTAGTAGTTCTGCTGCAGGTAGCTTTACTACTGTATCGACATCTGGACAGGCTACCTTGGCGACTGCTGATATTAATGGTGGTACTATTGATGGTACTATTATTGGTGCAACAACTCCAGCAGCTATCACAGGCACGACAGTTACAGCAACTTCTTTTGTCGGACCTGTCACAGGTAACATCACAGGAAACGTTACAGGCAACGTAACTGGTGATCTGACAGGTGATGTAACAGGTAATGTTACTTCTACAGGCACCTCTACATTCTCAGATGTAACCATTAATGGTACACTGAATATGAATGCAGGTACGACTGCTACTATTACTAACCTAACAAGCCCGACTAACACAAACGATGCAGCTACTAAAGGGTATGTAGATACTTCTTTAGCTAACCTTGTAGACTCAGCCCCAGGTACACTAGATACACTAAACGAACTAGCTGCTGCTCTAGGTGATGACCCTAACTTCTCTACAACTATTACAACAAGCATAGCAACCAAGCTCCCACTAGCAGGTGGTACGATGACTGGTGCTATTGCTATGGGTACAAACAAGATCACTGGACTAGGTGATCCTACTGCTAACCAAGATGCAGCAACTAAGAACTACGTAGACACTAATGCTCTTCTTCTATCTGGTGGCACTATGACAGGTGACATCAACATGGGTGGGTCTACTCAGTTGACTAACTTACCTAGCCCTACTTTAGGTGGACAAGCAGCAAACAAGACATATGTTGATAGCATTCTAGGATCAGCTACTGCTGCCTCTGCAAGTGCTGCTGCTGCAGCTAGTTCAGCTACTAATGCTGCAACAAGTGAGACTAACGCAGCTAACTCAGCTACTGCTGCAGCTTCAAGTGCTACATCTGCTGCTGCATCATATGATGACTTTGATGACAGATACTTAGGGGCTAAAGCTACTGCTCCTGCTACTGACAATGATGGTGATGCTCTTATTATCGGTGCATTGTACTTCAATACTACAACAGCTATTATGTACGTGTACAGTTCATCTGGTTGGGTTGCTGCAGGTTCATCAGTTAACGGTACATCAGACAGAGTAACTTATACTGCCACAGGCGGTCAAACTACCTTCGCAGCTACATATGATGTGGGGTACGTGGATACCTACCTTAACGGTATCAAACTATTAGCAGGTACAGATTTTACTGCTACATCTGGCACAGCAGTTACGCTGACTGTTGGTGCTACTGCAGGAGATATTGTAGACATCGTAGCTTACGGTTCTTTCTCTTTAGCAGATCATTATACTAAAACCCAAAGCGATGCACGTTATGCACTAGCAGATGATGCACTTGCTTTAGCTATTGCGTTAGGATGAGGAAATAAAGAATGGCTAACACTTTTAAAAACGCAGTTAGTTCAGCAATAGGCACATCCCAAACAAGTGTTTATACTGTACCTGCGTCTACGACTACAACAGTTATTGGTTTAACTGTAGCAAACATTACAGCATCAGCTATTGCAGTCGATGTAGTTATTACTGACACTTCTGGTGGAACAAGTGTGTACCTAGTTAAAGGTGCTACTGTTCCTGTAGGAGGTGCCTTAGTCCCTGTTGGTGGTGATCAAAAGATCGTACTAGAGACAACGGACATCATTAAAGTTACGAGTGACACAGCATCCAGTGCAGACGTTATTGTGTCCGTACTAGAACAGTCATAAGGGAGAACACAGATGCCTTATATTGGTAATCAACCTGCACCACAAAACGTTGGCTCAGATAATATTACAGATGGTAGCATTGTCAATGCAGACATTAATGCTAGTGCAGCTATTGATATTACAAAACTTTCTACTACGGTAGTACCTACATCTGGTGCGACTCTCACAGGTGCGTTAAACTTTGGTGATAATGTTAAAGCACAGTTTGGCACTGGGTCTGACCTTCAGATTTATCACGATGGCACCAGTTCTATAATTTCAGACCAAGGCGTAGGGCCATTATTGTTGAGGGCCACTGATTTTCAAATGACAAATTCTGCTGGGTCGCAGTATATAATACAAGGCGTAGACGGTGGTGCAGTAACTTTATACCATGCTGGTTCTGGAAAAGTGGCCACAACCTCAGTAGGCGCAGACGTAACAGGCGAACTAATTGCCGACAGCTACAACGAAACCTACGCAGCGGTCACGTCATCCTCTAACGCCACTACGGTCAACTGTGAGGCGGGTAACGCATTCAGCCACACACTGACAGAGAACACCACGTTTACGTTCTCCAACCCCCCTGCCAGTGGCACTGCGTATAGCTTCAGCATTGAGATCATTCAGGATGCCTCTGCGTCTGGGTTCACGGTCACTTGGCCTAGCTCAGTAGACTGGCCTTCGGCAACTGCACCTACACTGACAGCGACAGCATCAGCTAAGGATGTGTTCGTATTTACTACTCGTGACGGTGGTACTAACTGGTACGGATTTACTGCAGGTCAAGCATTAGGATAAGCTAACATGGCAACTAAAAAGAAACTCTTACAAGCTGCTGCAGGTAGTGCAGGTGGTGCTGCTGCGCTTAACGTAGAAGATGTGTTCTCCACCTATCTCTATGAAGGTAGTGATGGTTATAAATTTATTGAAAACGGCATTAGTCTCGGTGAATCTGGTGTTGGTGGTTCTGCGGAGTTTAATAACAACAACACACTTATCGTACCAGACAGCACAGACTTTCAATTTGGGGGTGGTGATTGGACTGTAGAGGCTTTTGTTTACGCTTACAGAGGTACTGACGATTTTGTTATAGCTGGATGGGGTGAGGATGCCGATAACAGGTTTGATTTCGGTTGGCAAAGTTCTACAGCACCAAGGATACGAGTAGGTCAAAACGCTATTACATATGAGGCTACGGCAAGTTCAAGCTTTGCTCTTAGTAATTATGCAGGTTCTTGGGTACATGTAGCGTGTGTCAGGTATAATAACGTACTAACACTGTGGATTGATGGAGCAGAAGCTTGTTCTATCTCTTATTCAGTAGCAGATTTTCCACAACCATCAACTGGCGGTGTCGGGATAGGATCACGTTGGTACACAACTAGAACAGGGCTAACCAATGAGGCGTTGGGCCATATTAGTAATTTTCGTATTGTTAAGGGTACGGCTGTTTACACGTCAGCATTTACTGCACCAACGTCTGAATTGACAGCCATTACAAATACAACTTTATTGTGCCTACAAGGTAGCGATCCGTTAACAGATGTTTCTGGCAATTCACATTCTATTACTCAAAGCGAGTTTAATGCTGCAAGTAACTATACTGAACACGTAGATGTTGTAGCTTCTTCCTTTGGCCCTTTTGATTCTGATACAACAAGTGATGGAGGCATGGTCTGGACTAAAGATCGTGTCAACGGTGGTTCAAGCGTTTATCATCACATAATGGACACAGAAGGCACTGGCCTAAATAAAACTCTGTGGCCCAACGATACATCTGCTTTGTATTCTAGCTATGGTGCGTCAGCTTGGCACTCTAACGGCTACACAGTAAACATGAGTGGCACGAGTGGTTTAAGTCATATTTCTGGTTCTTATGTTTCTTGGACTTGGAAAAAAGCCCCTAAGTTCTTTGATGTGCAAACATTTACGTCAGCTTCATCTGGAAATACTACGTTTAACCATAACTTAGGTAGCACTCCAGCTTGCGTAATCATAAAGAACACGCAGACATCAGACCCTTGGCTTATTTATCATGTAGAAACAGGTAACGATAAGTACTTGGCTTTTGATACAAGTGCGGCAGGTACTTTAAGTGGTTCTTTTTCTGTAAACAGTACATCTGTGACGGTAAGTTCTTCTCTAATGTATACAAGCCAGTCATATGTAGCCTACCTATTCGCCCACAACGATGGTGACGGTGAGTTCGGCCCTGATGGTGATCAAGATATCATCAAGTGTGGTGTTGTATCACATACGCAAAGCAATGGCTATGATAGTGAAGTAAACCTTGGTTTTGAACCTCAATGGTTATTAATTAAAAACTCAAATACTTCAGGGTATGCTTGGGCAATTTTTGATACTATGAGAGGTTGGACAGTTCAATCTGAAGATAGCTATTTAACGGCAGAAAGTTCTAATGCAGAAGGCACTACTGTTTCAGGTACTGGTTGGATTGATGTAACGTCTACTGGTTTTAAAATACAGGATGCTATGTTTGGTACAGGTGACTACATCTACATAGCCATTAGACGTGGCCCTATGGCTGTGCCGACTGATGCGACTGATGTGTTTCAACCACATATTTATACAGGTGATGGCAGCACGTTAATTTATGATCTGTCTCTAACCCCTGATATGGTCATCAACATGAGTAGAACTGTTGAATTTGACGCAAATGCTATTAATGATAGATTGAGGGGTTCTGGCCGTGAGATGTATACGGATCAAACTGGCGATGAGTATAATGCAACTACTGCGGGTATGGAGTTTGACTATACTAACCAAATAGAGGTTCAAGAATATAGAAGAATAAGCGGTGAAAACTATTTAAACTTATGTTGGAAACGTGCCCCCTCGTTCTTTGATGTCGTTGCTTACACCGGGAACGGAACAGCAGGGCGTACTGTAAGCCATAATCTTGGTGTTGCACCTGAGTTATTTGCTGTAAAGCGCAGAGATACCACAGGAAACTGGAATGTATATTTTAACACAGGTAATCCATCTGTAAACAATGGTTTGGGTCTGTTAAGGTTTAACACATATGATGGAGACTTAAACGGCACAACTTTCTGGAACAATACGCATCCGACAGATAGTGTCTTTACAGTAGGGTCACACAGCCAAGTAAACGCCTCTGGCGGCACCTACATAGCCTACCTATTCGCAAGCCTAGATGGTGTGTCTAAGGTGGGGAGTTATACTGGGAATGGCACAAGTCAGACGATTGACTGCGGGTTTAGCAGTGGTGCTAGGTTTGTGTTAATTAAAGGTAATGATACAGGTTATGATTGGCTTGTTTTTGATACAGAAAGAGGAATCGTTTCTGGGAATGATGCTAGACTTCATTTAAACAATACTTCTGCTGAATCTAGCATTAACGATTGGATAGACCCAGCTTCATCAGGCTTTACTGTCACAAGTGAAGGTGAAGTAAATAACAGTGGTACAGAATACATCTTCTACGCAATAGCGTAATCAAACTCATATGAAAGGATCAATCTAATGAGTGAATACAGAAACAGAACAACAGGTGTCGTAAAGACCCAAGGGCAGTGGCGCAATGAGTTCGCCAACATGTCCCTGCCTCGTGTATGGAAAGCAGCAACCCTAGACGCACTAGACCTAGACCCAGTGCTACGCAGTCCAGCGGCTACCGTAGGCGACTATCAGGTGTCTGTGCGTGATGGTGTTGAGCAAAACGCAAACGGTGATTGGGTAGAGAAATACGTTGCCCGTGACATGTTCGCAGACACCACAGAGGATGGCGTTACGACAACCAAGGCAGAGCATGAGGCGGCTTATCAGGCTACGCTAGACGCTGCTACAGCAGAACGTAACCGTGCTACTCGTGATGCTAAACTAGCTGAAACAGACTTCTATGCACTCTCAGATGTAACTATGTCTGCTGAGATGACTACTTATCGTCAGGCTCTACGTGACATCACAAGCCATGCTAACTGGCCTAACCTAGAAGAAGCTGACTGGCCTACGAAGCCTGAGTAATAAGATATACATTAGAGGATATACGTAATGAGTAAGGCAAGAGATTTAGCAGACTTTATTTCCACTGGAAGTATTCTCTCTGATGGTACTATTGAGTCTACTGAGATCAGTGGTGTTACTGCTGATGCTACAGAGATTAACAAACTAGATGGACTGACTGCAGATACAGCAGAGTTGAACAAACTAGATGGTGTAACAGCTACTACAACTGAGTTGAACAAACTAGCTGGTACTACTGCTACAACATCTGACTTTGACAAACTGTCTAACGTTACTGCTTCAGCTACTGAGTTGAACTATATGAGTGGTGCTACTAGTTCTGTTCAGGATCAGCTAGACAACATCAGTGTCACATCTGGTAGCCTTACCAAGTCATTTACGAATGGTGAGACAGCAAGCATTACTCTAAGTTCTGCACTCTCTACTGCCCCTGTTGTTGGTGTTACTAAGGAAGTAGCACAGACAGGTATTTCCTCTAAGGGTGCTTGGGATGTAAATGCTACAGCGTCTAACTATGAACTGCATAACACTGCGTATGATACTACGTTGGCTAAGAGTAGTGTTGCTGTAGCAAATATTTCTGACTTTACAGACGCAAGTAAAAACTTTCAAACTAGTACGTTTGGTGCTTCCCCTAATCCTTTCTTTAAAACAGATGGTACAAAAATGTACATTTGTAGCAGAGCAAATGCTTTTGTGTATCAATACTCATTATCAACAGCTTGGGATGTTAGCACTGCTTCTTATGATAACAAATCCTTTTCAACTAATGCACAAACTAGCGAGGGTGATCCTACTGACCTATTCTTTAAACCTGATGGCACTCTTTTATTTGTAGTAGGCCAAGGTAATGATCAGGTGTATGCGTATAGTCTTACAACAGCTTGGGATATAAGCACTGCATCTCCTACTGCGTCTAATTTTATGTCTACAGCTTCACAAGAAACTGCACCTAGAGGCATATTCTTTAAGTCAGATGGAACTGTTATATACGTTGTTGGTGGCAACGGGAATGCTACTTTCTACTACACTATGTCAACTGCTTGGGATTTATCTACAGCTAGTTACACAGGTAGCATTAATACTGCTACAGAAGATAACGGCCCTAATGGTATTAACTTTAATTCCTCTGGAACTAAAATGTATCTATTAGGCGGTAGCAGCGGAAATGGAAAGATATTCCAATACAATTTAACGACAGCTTGGGACTTAACAACTGCATCTTATAGTAGTAACTTTTTAGATATAACTGGTTATACCAGTGGCGGTGTTGCAAAAGGTATTGCTTTAGTTGACAACGACACAAGGCTTTACTTTGGGGCGGGTACATCTAACCCTGCTTACGTTCATCAACTTGATGGCTTCTCAAATGCCCTTGCCCTAGGCACAGGCTCCTTTGCTTCCACAGACGTAGGCAAACGCATTCAAGGTAATGGCGGTGATGTAATTCTTACAAGCACTGCGGGTGCGTATGACATTACAGGTGGATCAGACTTTACTGACACTAGCACTATTGCGTCAGGCTCTTGGACTATGCATGGGCTAAAGTCTGCGGGTGCTACTGATGGGCTTACTATTACAAGTATAACTGGGGCGGGTTATGATGTAGCAAATGCTAGTTACACAAACAATTACTATGACACTCCAGACTCTAACTCATTACAGGGTATTTTTGTAAACGAAGCTGGCACTAGGCTTTACAAAAATGATAACTCAGCAAATGACCTTTGGGAGTACTCATTAAGCACTGCACATGATATTACTACGGCAAGTCAGACAGGTAATAGAATTGCTTATAGTGGTGTTGGGCCTGGTGAATCAGATATGAGGGGTATGAGTTTTAAGCCAGATGGTACACGTTTGTATTTAAGTGGCTCTGACCACCACAGAATTTATATGTATAATATTACAACTGCATTTGATTTAACCGTCAATGCCTATGCAGGTAGTGCTTATGTTAATACCTCACATCAATTTCCAGGTGGCATTGCATTAAAACCAGATGGTACAAAACTATTTCACACTTCAGGTGCAAGTAACCAAGTAGCACAATATACACTAGGTAATCCTTGGGATTTTAGTAATAATGTAACCTTTAACGGTGCTTACAATGCGGGAGCACAATTAAGCTCTCCATCTGACGTTAAGTTTAATGATGATGGTACTAAAATGTATGTACTTGATGCTACAAGTAAACGCTTAGGTATATACTCTCTATCAACAGCGTACACTATTACAAGTGGTGTAACACACGATGGCAATTTAGATTTAAGCACACACGCAACAAATCTATTTGGTTTATCATTTAGTGACTCTGGTGCAAATATGTATATAGGTGGTAGTAATGGTAATGTTTATCAGTATGCCACACAAGAAGTAACAGCCCCCACATCCTCATACCACATAGCAGCCACTAACTCAGGTGGACAAATCAGTACTGAATACTGGACTGACATCAACAGCATGACAGCCGATCAGTCGCTTGGTGATGGTGAAGCATACTATGCAGTATCCACAGATGATCGCACTACTTGGTCAGTCGCAAAGGCAAGCGATGGTGTTCGTCCTATTGTGAGAAATAATGCGGGTACTTGGCAGTATAATAGTGATGCGGGAAGCACTACAACTTATGATATTTCTTCTCCTACTCATGTGCAAGATTTTGATATAAGTGGATATAGTACTGACCCTTACGGATTAACTTTTAAACCAGACGGCACTGTAGTTTACATTGCAAGTGATAGTGGCAATAGAGTTATCCAACAGAATTTAACTACTGCTTGGGATTTGAGTACTATGACTGCGGCCTCACATGGCGGCATATTATCAACAAATTCTCAAGAAACTGCGCCAAGCGGAGTTCAACTAAGTTCCGATGGAACAAAAGCATATGTTATTGGCACTGCTAGTGATACCATATACCAGTATACCTTGACTAACGCTTGGGATGTTTATCCTAGCTCATATGCAAATAAATCTTTTAGTGTATCTAGTGTAGGAGAAACTTTACCTAATGATATTTTCTTTAAGCCTGATGGAACAAAATTGTTTATGGTAGGTAAAACTACCGACAAGGTTCATGAGATTACTTTAACTACAGCTTGGGATATAGATACAGCAAGCTTTTCTGGTAATGACTTTAGTGTTGCTTCCTACGAGACTGGGCCGCAAGGTTTATCATTTAGTTCTGATGGTACTAAAATGTTTACCGTAGGAATAAACTATGTAACTGAGTGGGCGTTAAGTACAGCTTGGGATATAACAACAGCTTCATATGTAAGAGCTTATGATTCAAGCGCACAAGAGACAGACCCACACGCAATAGCATTTAAATCAGATGGTACAAAAATGTATATCATGGGTTCAGTGCAAGATAATATAAGTGAATACAATGTAAGCAATACTTCTTACACCACCTCAACAACATGGACTAACGCCACAACTAACGATGAGTTCTATGCATTACAGCAAGCACTAGGTGCAACTGAGTTTAACCGCATGGACAAGACGCAGCTAGACGCAGTAGCAGATGGCTCTCACTTCACGTTAGGCGATACGTTGGACTTGGCTATTGCACTCAAGCAAGACACTGCATCAGCATCACTGCCTACGTCTGACGGTGTAAGCATTAACTATGATGCAGAGGCACTCAACCAAGGTGCTGTACTAGGGACAGACTACGACTATGACTTCCCTGATAGCACAACGGTTCGTATCACTTCTAATGCAGCACAGAACTTGAAGATACGTGTAGTATAATCTTGACAAATAAGCATTTATGAGTTAAACTATGAGTGACATCAAACTTTCTCCAGAAGAAATAGAAGATATGCTAGATCGTGCAGCTAGGCGTGGGGCTAAAGAAGCCCTACGTTCTATTGGCTTACTAGACGATGATGCACATAAAGATATTACAGAGATGCGTAGCTTGTTGGAAGCATGGCGTGACACTCGTAAGTCTATCTGGTCTACAATAGTAAAATTAGCTACCGTTGGAGTCCTGACATTTATTGCAGGTGCGGTATGGATGACAATGGGTAAGTAAAGGTAAAGTATTATGGCAGAAGATAACAACATTCCAGCATGGGTAGACCCTGACTACGGATATAATCCTGCTAGCCCACGTAAGCCTAACATGCGTGAGATGATGGAGATGATCGCAGGTAAATCTGTGGAAGAAATCTACGCTTCTGGTGAAGACTATAGTGACATAACCCGTTTAGCTTCTGATTTATTGTATGGTAGTGTAGGCTCTAACGAAGATACTCGTGACTTTACTAAGATTACTGAAGTAGCTACTGATCCTGCAACTGGACAGATTGATGCAGATAAGTTTGTAGCTGCTACACAAATTGCTACATCACAAATGTATGGTGGTACTACAGTTAAGTATCAATCAGGTGGCTATGAAACAGACGAAGCAGGTAATACTGTAATTGATGATGCGGGTAATCCTGTAGAGCTACCACCTAGTTTATATATTGTGGGTGGCAATGGTACAATTTTACGTGGTTTGTCTGGTAATGCAGAACAAATGACTAAACAGTTGACTACCTTTGGTGTACAAACAACTGATTGGACTGGTGATGCAATGAATGCAATGCAACAGTCTGGAATAGATCAAGATAAACTACAAACTTATTTAAATACATTTGGTGAACTTACTAACACATATACTCCTTGGGATAACTACCAAGATATATGGGCAGAGGAAGGTTTAGTTAGTGGTGTTGCACCTATGATAAATAACTTTCAGATTGTGTCTGGGCAAACTCTTAGTGGTACAAGTACAGGTACACAAACTACGCAAACAGGTACTAGTGCTACACAAGTAACAGGTGATCAGACACAACAACAAACAGGTACAGATACAGATGCTGTGTCTATGGCTGCTAATCAAGCTGTAACTACACCTCAACAACTACCTCAGACTGTATCTTACCAAATGCCACAAGGTTATCAAGGCTCAGGATTTATGCCTACGTACATGGATCAAACAGGTATGGGTATGCAAACTCTTACAATGTCACCTACGACAGGTACAGGCATGATGAATTATCAGCCTACACAAACATATACTATGGGTCAACCTATGATACAAGCACCTCAAGTTACACAACCTCAACAAGCAGAAGTACGCATGTATCGTAATAATGCGGGTATGACTACTAGTATTACATTTGTAAATGGACAACCACAGACACCAATTCCGTCTGGGTTCTATCCTGTAGATCAACAACCTGCAGGGCAGATGCCATATCAACCACAGGTTCCTCAAGTGCAAGCACCTACACCACAACCAGTAACACCTTACACACCTCAGTTTAACATGAACCAAGGGGGTATTGTACCACCAATCCCTACACCTTCAGGTAATAAGTTTGGTGGATTTAAACCAGAGGCATTGCAACGTATTGCACAGAACCTTGGTTACTCAGGTGACATGGGTGGCTTTGATCAATACTTGAATGATAATCCAGATAAGAAACAAAAGATGGATAACTACACTACTCGTGCTCGTCAAATGGCAGAGGGTGGTATGGTTAAGAAGTATGCAAATGGGGGTGACACTACAACTGTAGACATACAACAGTACGATCCTCGTGTACTAAATCAACAGTATATTCCACAACAACCTGACTTAACAGGCTTAGATTTACCACAAGTACAAGCACAGTTAGCTAAAACACCAGGGTTACCTACTGGTGCAACTGTAGTTCCAACTGGTACTCAGCTAACTGCAGGTCAACTTGTATCACCTTACTCAGGTCAAGTAGCAGGATCACTAGCACTACCTACTGCACTAGCTGCAACTCAACAAGCTATGATGCCTATGACAGGACAGGCAGCTTTGATGTCACCAGTAGAAGCTGCAGGTGCTGTTGGTGCAACTGTAGATCAAACACAGGCGGCACAGTTACAGCAAATTGCAGGTATTACTGCAGCACAACAGCAAGGTACATCTGTAGCTAATGTAGAAGCTGCACAGGGTACAGGTATCTTGATGGATAATCCTGTACAACGCCAGATACAGAATGGTGAACTTATTTCTGGTGCAGCTAATGCACAAACTGCTGCTGCATTTAACGAAGAGATACAAGCCGCAACTGCTACACCTACTAAACAAGCTACTGTACAAGGTCAGCTAGAAACATTAATGGCTCAGTTTGAAGGCGGTGAAACACCTGCATGGGCAGCAGGGTCAATGCGTAATGCAATGGCTACATTGTCTGCACGTGGGTTGGGAGCATCTAGCTTGGCAGGTCAAGCTGTAATCCAAGCTGCTATGGAATCTGCATTGCCTATTGCCCAGATGGATGCACAGGTAACTGCACAGTTTGAACAACAGAACTTGTCTAATCGTCAGCAACGTGCTATACTTGCTGCACAACAACGTGCAACATTTATGGGCATGGAATTTGACCAAGCATTCCAAGCTCGTGTAGCTAACGCAGCTAAGGTTAGTGATGTTGCAAACATGAACTTTACTGCTGAACAACAAGTAGCATTAGAGAACTCACGTATTGCAAATACAATGAACCTAAACAATCTGGCTAACTCACAGGCTGTAGTTATGGCAGAGGCAGCGGCACTAGCCAACATGGATATGGCTAACCTTAGCAATCGTCAACAAGCTGCTGTACAGAATGCTCAGAACTTCTTGCAAGCTGATCTTAGCAACTTGTCTAATCAACAACAGACAGAATTGTTTAAGGCACAACAACGTGTTCAGTCACTGTTCACTGACCAAGCTGCACTTAATGCTGCACAGCAGTTTAATGCTACGTCACAAAACCAAGTTGATCAGTTCTTTGCAAGCTTACAGAGTAACACTGCACAGTTCAATGCTGCACAATCTAATGCACAGGCTCAGTTTAATGCAGGTCAGGTCAATGTTATTGAACGATTTAATGCAGAGATTAACAACCAACGTGATCAGTTCAATGCACAGAACCGTTTGATTATTGATCAGTCAAATGCTCAGTGGCGTAGAGAGATTGCTACAGCAGATACAGCAGCGGTTAACCGTGCTAACGAGATTAATGCTCAAGCATTGCTAGGATACTCACAGTCTGCGTATAACAACTTGTGGCAATACTATGCAGATAATATGGAATGGGCATGGACATCTGCCGAGAATGAAAAAGCTAGAATTATGAACTTGGCTATAGCACAAATGAATGCAGACTCACAGGCTGATCTTGCAAAAGCAAAAGCTGATTATGAATCATCTGCAGGTATTGGCTCTCTTGTAGGCAAAGTTCTTACATCTGACTTAACAGATACACTAGCTGGTAAAATTCTAGGTGGAATATTTTAAAGGGTAAGTAAAATGTATAACGTAGGATTTCAAACAATGAATAATCTAGTCTTGCCTCGTGAGGAAAAGACACAACAAGAAACAAGTACGGGTTTACTTGCACGTAATATGCCCAGTAAACCCAAGACAAGTGAGCAACAAGTAAGACAACGTGTTGCAAACTATGTTTCTCAAATACGTAAAGCAAGAATGGAATTAAAAAATGGTTGATACTCCTAGCCCAATGCTTGACGCACCTATTGCAGGTCAATCTCTTACTGCAGAGTTAGGTAATAGACCTTGGCAACAGCCTCCACAGTACACAACTGTAGAAGAGGCACTAGAGTTTTACGTACCTCGTTTAGCTAACCCTGAAACACTAGATGATTTATTTGACGTAATGGAAACTGGCGTACCTTTAACCACCATTGCTAATGCAATGCAAAGTGCGGGTGTTATGGAAGGTAAGCATAGCCTTGATGTAGGCATTCTTATCATGCCTGTGCTTATTGAAACTATGGCATACTTAGCTGAAGAAGCTGAGGTAGAATACACTGCAGGTTCTAACGTTGAGGTGGGTGCAGATAAACCTTCACAACCCGCTGTTGCTCTTGCACTGTCTAAAGTACGTGCAGAACAGGGTCAAGAGCCTGAAGAAGAACCAATGCCTGAAGAGTCAGAGCAAATGGAAATGGAATTAGAGCCACCCAGTGGTGGTTTGATGTCACGGAGAACATAAGATGGCGTTTAATTTTGGTGCATTTTTAGGTGGTATGTCACGACAAATTGTCAAAGGCATAGAGGAAGAAGAAGAACGTCAGTTTAAGTTTGATATGCTTGCTGAAGAAGAAGCTACACGTATGCGTTTGTCACGTGCCAGTGAACGTAGGGCAGAACGTAAGGCACAAAAAGAGCAAGCTGGTTTACTTAAAGCAATGGGGTTTTCAGATGCTAAAGCTGCATGGATCATGAAGGGTGGTGCTGCTGCAGTAAACAAATATGTAGATTACGCAACTGCTGCACAGACAAGGGGCATTGATCCTGATACAATGTTAGACAGTAGTCTATTTTCATCTGACCAAGAAGACCCTCGTAATGAGGCAGCTATGGCTGCAAGCCTTGGACAACCACGTAAATACGATACCACTGAACCTTTTAGTATTGACACCGATATAATGACAAGTGTTCTTGGTGAAATTAAAAAGCCAGAGAAACCAAAAGAATATAGTAGTCTTGAAGCAGGACACGCAGGTACATTTAGCTTGTTACAGGCAGCTAAAGCAGATGGTGATACGGCAGAGGTAACACGACTAGAAGGTGTACTAAAAGAATGGCAAGCTAAGATTAATGAAGCTAACCCTGAAGTAAAAGACGAAGTATCTTGGTTCAATGAGGATTCACGTTCACGTGTTATACGTGACTCACTTGCTCTTGCTAGACAGGATCAAGAGTTTAGTGTGGATATGGATGGTAATATTACAAGTAAGTTACAAGGCCGTGAAGGACCAGCAGCTATTGCGAAATTAAATGCTGCAGCAGACATTGCAAACATTGCTAATGTTGCTGATGGAGTAGTAGATGAACGTCTTATGTCGCAAGCAAATCAACTAAAGTCTTCTGCTTTCAATGCACTAGATAGATTTGGTCAACGAGTTGCCAGTACTGCAGGTGAAGCTAAAGATATTTCAAGCTATGGATATTTTAAAACTACTAAATCAGAATCTGGTGAAATGCAAACACAGCCATTTCTTGCTGAGATACAAAAAGCTAATCGTGGTGCCTACAAAGCAGGTGATGTTGTTCTAGTACAACAAAAAGTAAACGGGGTAATGACTACTCGTATTAAAGTTTACACAGGCATACCTGTAGCAACAGTACAATATCAAAATAGAACTTTGTATGATTACTTCCATGACGCAGGTGAGTATATAACAGATTAAAGGCACAGTATGGCTGATATAAATCCTTTCTTTTCTCGTGAAAAGACAGAACCTACACTAGGTGCAAAACGTGAAACACAACAGGTTAATCCTTTTCTTACACGAGAAGGAAACACTAGTGGTTTGCCTACATTAAATATTGAAGATATTTCTGGTGGCAATGCTGTAGCTGAAGCTAGTGAAGAAGAAGTTATAGAAACAAAACTAGAACCTGTAGGCACTACTGACTTTGATGATGCGGCACGGTTTATTCGGGACGTAGGTGAGTTACGTGGTGACACAGTAAACATACAAGAAGAACTTATTAACATTGCTGATCCTGATGTTGAGTTTTCTCAAGAGTACTTAGATGAAAACATTGAAAGACTTCTGCCCCCCGAAGTTCCTGCAGAAGAACTTGCAGATGTATCCGAGCCTACACCTGAACCTGTATCTGAACCCCCTGTAACGGATGACCTTGAGGCCGCAGAACCTACTGTTGAATTAACGTTTGATGAACGTTTAACTACACTACTTGATGCTGAGTATGATCGTATTGAGGAAGATGAAAAGTTTCAACAGGTAATTGAGGCAGAAGCAAAATATCTCTTAGGTTTTTATGAAAACTATATTCCTAATATACAAAGACGAGTTACAGCAGGTGTTATTACCCAAGAAGAGGCAGATAGACGTATAGCTGAAGGAATGAAAAACTTCCAAGAACAAGAAGGTTTAGGTATTGCAACTGTTGCATCTAATATTGAAGACGCACGTGAGCTAGTACGTAATAAATACTATGACAGGGCAAACAAACTAAAAGCTAAGACACTAGCTCGTCTTGAAAACCGTAATGTTGTAACGAGAAACTTATCCAGTACTCTATTAGAACAGGTAGAAGACGGTAACCTTACATTAAACCAATTAAATCTTATTGTTGGATTAGACGAATGGTTTGATCCAGTCACTACTGCTGTAGAAATACCACACAACTTTGCAGATGTACAAGAAAGTATTCGTGATGGTGACTTAAAAGGTGCTGCAGTAAATAGTGGTATAGGAGTACTAAACATTGTTGCGTCTATTCCACTTGCTAAACTATTTACTAAAGGTATCAGTAGTGGTTGGAAAGCATTAAGTGGTGGCAGGGGTGCATATCACGATGTGCAAGAGGCTCTTGCCAGAGAAACAGATCGTGCCATTGAGATACGTAAAGTTGCCGCAGACACTGCCAATAAAAACAAAGACATTCGTAACCAACTAATCAGAGAGTTTGAAGAACGTTTTAAAGTTACTATCTCTCAAGCAGATGAGGCTGGTGATCTTACGGTTGACCCACAACTAGTACGTGAGACAGGCAAGAAGAAAGTCAGTGAATACTATAGTGACATGGGTTATGTAGGCAATGATGGTAAGACTGTCAAACTTACAGACTATGCAATCAATGATGACTCACTTGCTATACCTATCCTTGATCCAGAAAAGATGGATATGTTTGTGGCTACAGTCGCAGGGCTAAAGAATAACCCTGAGTTTGCTAAAGCATTACAAACAACTGGAGATGAACGTCTTGTAGATAAGTTATTTGACTTAACATTAAACAAAGAACTATTAGGATCAGAGGAACTTCTTAGTGAACTAACAAAGAATGGTCTGTCATTTGAAGAATACGTTCTTGGTGTTGTTGGATCAGGATCACAAGCTGGTAAGTTACTTAACCAGTTGTCGCAGATTAAACGTTACAAACCTGCAAGTGTAAAAGAAGCACAAGAAGTACGTGCTAAAGTAGAAACACAGAAAGCATTAGGTAAACTGTGGGCAAGTACGGTATTACGTACAGAAAATATTCGTCGTGGCCTTATGGTTTCGTCACTAGCTACTGCTGCTCGTAACCTTCAGTCAGCAGGTATTCGTGCTCCTATGGAATCACTAGCAGATGTAATGGACACTGCTATCATTACTTATGGTAAGGCTCGTACCTCTGGTAAGACACGTGCAGATGCAGTCGCAGACTTTGCAAGTTCCATCAATCCACTTGTACGTGACGGTACATGGTCAGGTGCATTCAACAACATGCGTTATATGTTCATGGAACAAGGACGTGCAGAAGAGTTTACTAATTACATTCTTGATCGTCCTGAACTTGCAGAACAGTTTGAACGTATGTTCAACAACATTAATGAAATCCAAGAATATACAGGCCGTGGTCAGGCACAGACACTAGTAGGTAAAGGCGCAGATAACGTTGCATCACGTGTGGAAGATTTTGTGTGGGCAGTCAATGGACCTAACCGTTGGCAAGAACACATGGTACGCCGTGCTACATTCCTTGGTGAACTAGAACGTCAGGTTAAACTTAACTGGGACATGGACTTACAGACTGCCTTGAAAGAAGGTAAGATACAGGACATGCTAAACGATGCATCTAATGTTCGTCCTGAAGGTGGTACATCGTTCTTGACTATGGTTGAGACTGCTACAAACAAAGCACTGGATGTTACGTATGCCAAGCAGCCTGACTTTGCACCATTCAAAGCTACGTCAGAGGCTATAACTAAATCTGGCCTTACTGTTGTAGTACCCTTCCCTCGTTTTATGTTTAACTCAATGGAATACATGGCACAGAATGCAGGTGGTGCATTGCTTGTACCTATTCGTAAGGCTGTAAGTAAAGAGTCACGTGCTGCAGGGCTTACTGCTCGTGATCGTCAAGACATCACACGTAACTTGGTAGGCATTGCGACTATGGCATCTTACTATCAGGTACGTAAAGAGTTTGGTACTGAGGATTACACATCTGTAACCTACGAAGATCAACAGGTTGACTTATCTGCACAGTATCCTATGCGACAGATTGGTTGGGTTGTTGAGTTTGAAAGACGTAGACAGGAAGGTACTCTAGAAACATGGTACGGCATGGACATGGAAGAGATTACCGAAACATGGCTAGGTACTAACGCACGTACAGGTACAGGTAACGTATTCCTTGAAGAGATCATGGCAGGTATACGTGGCACTGAGGACATTATTGACGATGAAAAACGTTCTAAAGCAATCGGACGTTTTGTTGGTCAGTATGCAAACACTTTCTTGACACCCATATTCCAGATGGCAGAGGCACAACGTATCCAAGGCATTCGTGGTGAAGAAGCTAAAGACTTCAAAGGAAGTATCACACGTGAAGCTGATCTGCCTTATGCAGGTGAGTCAGCATTTGTCCGTTCATTCTATGAACAGATGGCACAACGTGGGTTAGCTGCACCGTCATTTGAGGAAGAGCTACCACAACGTGTATCCATTGATCAAGGTAAAGTACAACGCCCAGATAGTGGTGCGAGGCTATATGCGGGTCTTACACTACGGGAACGTGATTCAGATGTACGTGAGTACCTGAGAGAGATTGGCTACTCTGACGCAACGTATCAGCTTGGTAGTAAGTCACGTATACCAGAGAATAAAATTGCTGAGAATGAATTTATCAGTAACATATTCCCTACAATGGTAAACTTAGCAAAAGAATTTGCTACTTCTGAAGGTAAAACTAAAAAAGAGCAGCATATTATTGCACGTAAGTTTATCAAAGAGGCAGCTACAGATTTACGTGAAGAGTTTAATGACCCTGCACTGGGTGGTGCATCACCACTTGCGATTGTTGCGGATCAGCTAGGACGTTTATCTAAAGAAGATCGTGCCTACGGTATACAAATGTTTAAATCGTACAACGAAGGACGACTGCCTGACATAACTAGCTTACAGAATATGAATGCAGTATTAGAATACAGTAAAATGTCATTCTTAAAGTAAATAAAAAGGGCGGCTTAATTGCCGCCCGATTAGTTTTTACCGCTTGTCTCCACTACCAGAGAGGACACCCCTTACCTTTCGGTCATGTAGCTTACGTAAATTATTCCTCGCAAGCTCAGTCATGTCTACATTTAGATCACGACATAGTGCAGCAATGTACCACAGACAATCTCCCACTTCGTCTGCTATTGCTTCACGATCAAACTTCCCATCACGTAAAATCTTTTTGACTTTATTAGCAACCTCACCTGCCTCTGCCGCCAAACCTAGTGCAGGATAGATTACTTGATGTTCATGTTTATAGATCGCAGTCTCCGATGCCATATCTTGATATGACTTGAAGTTTAGGTTTTCATATTTACTTTCCATAAATGCTCTAGCCTCTTCCTGTAAGTTGTTCATACTCCTTCACCCGTTTTAACTGCTCGTAGTAGGCTTTGTTAAACCCACGTTCCCACTCCCTGTATTGCATTGTATCATCAGGGAATGGATTAACGACACGCCCCTGTCGAAAATCTTTATAGCCTTTCTCGTGTTGAAATTTTAACGGTGCATCATATTTGCCAAGGCCACGTTCTTTGCGAGTTAGTTGTTTTTTCATATGCATTCTCCTTATGCTACGTTGATTAGTTCTGCTTCTGTATATGGAATGTGGTAGAACAGTTCACCCTTCAGGATGTTACGTCCATGTGCCTCACGTAGACGATCCTCTGTCAGGCTTGTATCCTTGATACGCCAAGCTTGCTTCATATCTTTACGGAAGATATAGAAGTTAAGCACTCCATTCTCCCCCTCATACTTTGCAAGTAAACGTCCCTTACGTTCAGGAATACGAATGTCCTTCCAGTGTGTAGGCCACTCCTCTTTCCATGCCAGTTTAACCTCTGCCTCATTGAAATATGTATAATCATTTTTCTTTGAGACAATATCTACATTGTAATCCTCTTGTGCATTTTCAATATCATGCCCTGCACTAACTAGGTATTCCACTAGTTTATCTTTTGCAGGGGCATCATATGCTTCATACAATGCACGGCTAAATTGCTTACGAGTTCCCATTTAAATACTCCTTCAGTTCTGTGTACCCACCGATATGATCACCATTGTGAAATATCTGAGGTACTGTTGTTATACTTGATCGTTTCAGTAAATACAATAGCCATTTACTTGATGGCGATTGAATGTTGTATTCCACAAAGGTTTGGTTATGTCCCTGTAGTAAAGCTTTTGCATCATCACAAAAGTTACATTGATCACGGCTAATTATCGTCCACATCTTTTCTCCATAATAGTTCAAACAATAGTTTCTTTTGTTCGTACTCTGACATGATCATCCAATTACGTATCTCGTCAATAGTACGATAACACCCTGTGCAGTATCCATCGTTACCAATCCGACAGACCTTTACACAGGGTGAAGGTATAGTGCCTATGCTCCGATGTCCACGATTTCGCATGAGTCACCAGTACAAGCAAATGTCTGACTTGACTTTGTGCTATCTTCTTTTTCGTATGCGGATAGCTTAGTCCAATCAATCTTCTTCGGCATCTCCTTTAGTAATGCCTTATACTCGTCAACAGTGCAATCCTGATAAGGTGCTTGCTGATAAGTATGATCTGAGTGTGGCAAGAATGACACACCTGACATTTCATCAAAGTGTTTGTACACAAAGGCACCCACTTCTAGCCATTCCTCGTCACGAACTGTGCAAGTCACCGATGGTTTGTGCTCACACCAGTGTCGTTGATACGCAAGCCATGTTTCTAACTGCTCAATAGCTGACATATCGTTACGTGTAACCGCAGCCCGTGGTGACTTCACAGGGAAGCTGAACACCGTAGTGGTGTCTGGATTGAATACGCATGGTTCAGCAGGAATACCCTGATCTTTCATCATGGTTGTAAGGGGATCGTTGTTATCTCCTCTAACGGTTCTAATGTAATAGTCGTTATGTCGTGCATGGATTCCACTTGCGGAGTCCACCAACTGGGACACAGTGCCTGATGGTTTGTTGCAAGTAATAGCAGTACTAGGATTAATTCCAAGACGATCAGCCCACTCAGCATTAGTATCAACAGCCACTTTACGAAGGTGAGAAAGTGTTTCATTTAGTCCTTTGTTCCTTAATGTCATAAGAGGATTGTCCATTACCCCCGTGAGAGACACACCAAGCAATCGTTCTTCCTCAGTATTGTCTCGCCACATCTTTCGCAGATATGGGAACTTAGTGTAGGTGGATTGGATAGTACCCAGAATTGTTGCCAGACGGACTTTTCTTTGAAGACTTTCAATATCATCCGTGGCACGTACAACAATTTCTGTAAGGTTGCACACTTGCCCAGATCGCAATATGATTTCACTGCACGGGTTCGTCCCGAACTCATGGTTAGGATCACGTCTGCCATACTTCTTAGCTTGGTTCTTAGATGCTTCACGATTAAATACTCCTCGTTCACCTGACTTACTCTCAACCAGTGACAACCATTCACGCATGAATGTCTCTGCATCTGGCTTCTCTGTGTACGACACACTGTTGTTTGCTAGTGCACGATAAGCTGCTTCGTTCCACCACTGTCCTGACTTAGCATGACGCATACGATCATCACTCAGGTTAGACAAACTAATCATTGCTGAACGGCGTACACCACCCACTACAACGATCTGTCCAATGAAACACATGATGTCATGGCATTCAATTGATGATAGCTTACGGCCTTGTGCATTCTTGAATGTCTGTACAGTGAAGTTGAATAGATCAACTAGTGGTGCAGGACCACTTGCACGTCCACCGAATGTCTTTAGTCGTGAACCTGCAGGACGTACCTTGCTGACATCCCACTTAGGAATCTCTCCTGCCCACAACAGTGACAACACCTGACGGTAAGCCTTAGCCCAACCCTCTTTACTGTCTTTCACTACCACTGTAGTATCACTCTCGTACAGTTCAGGTACTTCAGGTAGCTTAGACACGAACTGACGTTCAACACTAAAGCCTACACCTGTACCACACAACAACACAAACATCGCTTCGTCAAAAGCAAATGGGTGATCAACGTGAATGTATGAACAGTTGTACATACAAATGTTATCACGTGCTGCTGCTGCACCTGCAGTCATCATAGCTCTCATGCTTGGCATGATCTCTAGGTTAAGGATTGCATTTTCAATCTCACCATAGACACTCAAATCTGAACCCTTATCCAGTAGAGGTGCTACAATGTTCTCCATATAACGAGTCACTGTTTCAGGCCATGACTCACGCCGTTGTTCACCATCCAACCACCGTGCATACCGTGATGTGTGAATGAATGATTGATAGTCTGTAGGTAAAAAATTGTTCATGTTCACTCCGTTATTATTTTAATTGCTTTGATTGACATACCATCAATGTCATAAATAAATTCCTGCAAACTTTGGTCAATCTCTTCATCAACTTCTCCGTCTACAGGAACTGGGTATTCGTCTTCATCTATGTTCAGGGTTAAGAATACTTTAACTATCATCTACTTCCTCAATAAGCTTGGTCAAATACCACTGTGCCTTCTTCAAGTCCTCTACTCCATTCTTGTATCGGTATCGCCACAGATACTTCATAATGTTTCCCTGTAGATAGTGCTCGTATCCATCACCAGTGGCGGCACGAATGGCATCAATGCATTCAATACCTGCTTGATTATAGTGTGGTGGGTTGTTTACATTGTCTACCATTCGTATCTCCTTTCTAAAAGTTTACTTTAACTACGTTACCGTCACGTTCTTCTATTAACGGCTTCTCTTCTGCCATTTCATCAGCATCAATCTGATCAACTAGCTTGAACAGCTTACGCCTTACATCATGATCCTGTTCCATTAAAGGTATAGCAGCAATCAACATGTCGGTCAACACTTTCAGATGTGCAAAGTCATCTGTTTTCATTGTGTTATCATCTGTTGTCAGCATACCTACTGTAAGGTCACCTGTCCAATCTCCATTGTCATCCATTTCTGGTGAAATACGGATAACGAAATCGTTAGGGTTAAAGTTTATTAGTGAGTTTAGCATATGTTTAGCTCCTTTTTATTTTGTCATAAGGAAATACTACTAAGTCTGGATGATTGTCAACACCTTTCTCTTTCAACCATTCTTCTGGAATAACCCTATCTGCATATAAGAATTTATTTCTTTCACACCATATGGCGTATGTTGTCTTTGCCCCTTTGCTTAACTTACGTTTACTGTTTTCAAATACAAATCGTATGTCAAGATCAGGGTGCTGCTTCTTTACTGCTACGTGTTTGCGTCTATCATCTGATGTGAACCTTCCTTTCACTTCTACGATGATACCATTTGCAAGTATAAAGTCAGGGGTATAGGTGCGGTACATCAAATCTTCCCATTCAATCTTGATGGCTTCATACTTGAACTTGACTTTCTTCTCCTTCAAGTAATCTTTTACTTTGATCTCTAGCCCACTCCTATACCCATGCTTTAACGCAGCCTTGAACTGCTTACCGTTCATTAGATAAACGGATGCCAGTTCACACGGCGTACACCTAATGCCTTGAGTTCTTCACTCAATAGCTGATCTGCTTCCTTACGTGCTTCCATTGCTGCACGTAAACCTGCGTATCGTTTCTCACTGAGTTCACGTTTACGTTCACGCAGTTGTTCTTCAAGCATTTTGATTTCATCTTGAAGTTCTTTAATTTCATCATCACCTAACATAATTAATCCTCTATGTATGCCACCGTCTTGGGGTCTTTTGCTTTACTTACCCGTGATGGTTCTTCAACCATGTTGGGCCAACACTCGTATCTGAAATCACAGAAACGACAATTATCATTTAGTACCTTATTCCCTGTGGGTTTACCACGGAAGAACTCGGGTACAGGACTGAAGCAACGTTTGAACTCATTGTTGTTCACCGTTTCAACAGTTGACTTAATTTTATCAAGTTCTTTGTCGAGGTCAAGACCATCAGCAGGTACGTATTTAAACTCACCATTGCCTTTGTTCACGACCCACCATCCACCTACACGTTTGCCAGATGCTTTGGCATAACCTGCAAGCTGCCCTACATAACCAAATCCGTCACCCTTTGCTAGTGTGTCAAAGGAATCAAACTTGTTTGCGTAAGACCAAGGCGATGCTGACTTCACGTCATCAACAGCACCATCTAGTACAAGATCATAAGAGCCAGAAACCCTAGTATCATTACTATCTCCCACTGTAAGGCTAACTTTATCAGTGTCTTCAAACTCCACGTTAGCAGCTTTAAGCAGACCTTTAAAAACAGCCTCAACAATGTCTCCTATCATCATGTTCATTACAAATGTAGTCGGCTTAGGTAATGCCTTATCGGGTTGGTTCTTTTGAAACCAGAGTTGACAAGTAGGACGCCCAATGTTGGACATCCTAAGTGTAAACTCATCCCGTGACTTACCACTGCCGAACTGACGAAGTACTGCATCAGCGACCTCTGCACCAATATCCTTAGCTTGTTCCTCAGTGAACGTACTCTTTCCATTGGCAGCATCAGTCATAAACTGGTGCAGCTTTAGTTCAGCAGGGTGGTTCATTACACGAAATCCTCTGCGTCAATGTCTACAAATGACTCAACAGTATCTGTATCTGTGTCATCATTCTTGTACGCATTGTCATTCCAAGCACCCTTGATGTACTCGTTGTAATTCTCCACCCATGCTAGGAAGTTGGCGAATGTTTCTTGCTCTGCGTCTTGCACATCAAGTGTTTCGTTCAGATCAAGAGCCAATGTAGGCAGATAGAACTTACTACCATTAGGTAATGCACGTTCTTCAGTTGCAGCTTTGATGTTGTGCTGCACTGGCAAACGGCGCATCTTGCCTAGCTTGTTGAACAGTGTCCCTGCAGTTTTAAATGCATCACGGTTTTCAATCTCCCAGATGAATGCCTGTTCATCTAGTTCGACTGGATTACCTTGTGCGTCTGTAACATCATGCAGTTGCACTGTACCGAACATGACACGAACACGTTTGATCTGACGGATCAACTCTTGTGTTTTCTCAGGCAATGCTTTGAAGTCCTCAATGTAACCCGCAGGTTTACCACAGTTGAAGCCACCATCATTGTCCTTCATGTCATTGTTCAGATCGTTAGCCATCAGAGTTTTGACATAACGGTTAGGTGTTGTGTCGTTACCCTTGATGAAACGCTTGTACATGAAGCGTTGTAGGTATGGACGAATAGTCGCAGTGGATGCATAGTAAGTTGGCCCATCAGGGATTTCCAACTTGT